ACCGGTACTTGGTGGATTACATCAAAGAGCAGCACGGCGTGCACCCGATTGAGCAGATAGCATACGACCGGTGGAACGCGACGCAGCCGGTTGCGATGCTGAAAGAATCAGGGTTAAACATGGAACCGTTCGGTCAGGGTTACGCAATGATGAGCGCCCCGACAAAAGAGGTGGAACGATTAGCCAACAGCGCCGCAATCATGCACGGCGGGAACCCGGTATTGCGCTGGCAGATGGGCAACGTCATGCTTACAAAAGACCCCGCCGGCAATATCAAAGTAGACAAATCCAAATCTGGGGATAAGGTTGACGGCGTAGTCGGAATGGTAATGGCAATGGGGTGCGTGCTGAATGCAGGGCTAACGGATAAGCCTGCAGAGTTCTTTGTCTTCTAAAAATCAGGCTATGCAAAACCTATGGATAAGAGAAAATTTCTTTGCTGAGTATTACAGGCAATTGCCGCGCGCGGCCAACTACCGCGAAGCCTACGAAGCAGTCGAAGTGCAATGCGAGCGGCAGAATGGCCGCCGCAAGTATGCCGACTACGACAGCTTCCGTCAGGTGTTACGGCGCTACGTTGCTATGCAGAAACAAAAAAGGTAACAATGTTACACCCTGGATTATTGCGCGTGCTGCAAATTTGTACCCGTGCAACTGCTGGGACTGAACATCACCCGCGCAGCGTCAGGTCTTACACCTGAGCGCCGGTCATCGCTTGCCGCTCCTACGCAGTTTCTACTGGACGCAATCCGCTCCCTAATGGGTGGGGAAGGAGTAGCGGTCACCGAACAAACAGCGCTATCACTGGCGGCTGTGCAAGCGTGTGTTAGGGTTATTTCAGAATCCGTAGCGACTATGCCGCTCAGGTTCTACCGCGACGACTTCGGAAACAAAACACCGGACAATGCGCATCCCTTAGCGTACCTAATTAACGAACCGAACCCCATGCAAACCAGGTTCGACTTTATTAGCTGGACGGTAAGTCAGCTGAAGATGGGCGGCAACGCCTACCTCCGCATCCACCGCGACCCCATCACCCAGCGCCCGAAGATGCTCGAGCCTATTGGCTACAAACGTGTTGAAGTCAAGCAGTCGCCCGGACTAAACGTTTTTTACAAAATTGAGGGCATTGACCAGCCAGTACCGGCTACAGAAATACTTCACTTCAAAGGGCTGACCAACGGCGACCCCCTGACCGGAATCAGTCCAATACGCACACATGCTGAAAGCCTCGGGGTAACCATCGGGGCGCAGCGTGCGTCGCAGCGTTTCTATTCAAAAAATGCCGCCCTGAAATGGGGCATCAAATGGCAGGGCGTGCCCCTTAAACCTGAGGAAGCGAAGAAACTAAAAGACACGTTTACGGACGTGCTGCAGGGCGGCGACGCTGTGACGGTTATCCCGCATGGGTCAGAATTGCAGCAGCTCAACCTTACCCCCGAGGAGGCTGAATTTATAGCAACCCGCCGGTATGGTGTGGAGGACATCGCGCGCATTTTTGGCGTGCCGGCGTACATGATCGGCGCGGATACGCAGGGTATTAAGTCAAGCGTGGAACAGCAGGCGCAAGACTTTTATACGCAAACAATTCTGCCCATCGTAACCATGATGGAGCAAGAGATGAAGCGGAAACTTTTGCGCGAAGATGAAAAGGGTACGTACTATTTCAAGTTCGTATTTAACAGCCTGCTCAGGGCCGACGCTAAAAGCCGCGCGGAATTTTATAACATGGGTATCCGGGGCGGCTGGCTTTCCCCGAATGAGGCCCGCAGCCTGGAAGACTTCAACGCACAGGACGGCGGCGACACTACTTATACCGAATCAAATCTGGTGCCGTCAGACATGATGCGCCCGTGGATACAATCGAAAATTGACGCGGCGCCGCAAGCTGAGGCACACAATAATAACGACAATGGGAACAATTGAAAAACGCACAATCACCGGCACGGTGGCGCTGCGCATGAAGGACGGCGAAGAATGGCCGGAATATGTGGAAGGCGTAGCGGCTGTAACCGAACAGCGTACCGATATAGGCTGGTTTGAAGAAGAGATAGCGCGCGGCGCTTTTGACGAAGCCCTCAAGGTTTCAGACATCCGGGTGCTGGGTAACCATGACCCAAATCAGATGCTCGGGCGTACATCGGCCAAAACGGCTGAGGTATGGGTCGACGGTAACGGCAACCTTGCCTACCGGTTCACGCCCGACCTGGGCAACCCGACGCACGTTAGCTGGGTACGTTCAATCCAGCGCGGCGACATTAGTCAGTCATCCTTTGCGTTCACCATTGCGCGCCAGGGTTCGGAGTGGATCGACTCAGAAAAGTATGGCCGCGAAGGCACCCGCCGCATCCTGCGTATCGGGCAGCTGTACGACGTTTCCCCTGTGACTTATCCGGCTTACGAAGGTACCGCGGTAGGAACGCGCGACGCGAATATCGAAGCCGAGCGCGAAGCTATCCGGGCAGATCGTCAGGCCGCCGCAGATAAGCAGGCAAGCGCGAAGCAGCAAATCCTTGACACATTCAAAAAGACAATACAGAAATGAAACAATTGAAAGAAAAGCGCGAGCAGCTCGCAACCCTCCGGGCCGAGCTTGCCGCCCTCGCTGGTCTGGATAGCCTGACCGACGAGCAGATTAGCCGCGCTGCTGAAGCAGCCGCCGAAGTTGACGCCCTTAACGCCGACATTGAAAAGCTGGAAAAGGTTCAGCGTTCACTTGCCGCCGCACCTGCCAGCTTCACCACCGGCACAGGCGAAGCCGAAGAAAAGCGCAAGGCTGCTGAAGCGTTCAGCTTCAAACGCGCCCTGAACGACCTGAGCAAAAACCGCCCTGTTACCGGTTTGGAACGTGAAGTAAGCGACGAAGCCGCCGCCGAAAACACCCGCGCCGGATTGACTACCGCGGGAGGGCTGGCCCTGCCGATGTGGATGGTTATGCAGCGCTCCAAGGCTAACCGCCACAAGTTGGAAAAACGCGACATCACTGCAACCGGTGGCAGCTCCATCACTGAAGGCGGCGGAAACGTTGCCACCAATGTAGGCAGCATCCTCGACGCACTTGAGCCTTTCATGATCCTTCAACAGCTCGGCGTTCAGACGTTCGGCAACCTTACCGGCAACCTGCGTTTCCCTGCCAACACCACCGCCCCGAGCGCAACGTGGGAGGGCGAAACCGATGCCGCCGCTGAGTCTACTCAGACATGGGCTAACCGTACCCTGAGCGCAAAGCGCCTCGGTGCGTTCATTGACGTGTCCGACCAGATCCTGCTGCAGTCAAGCAACAGCCTTGACATGTGGATTATGGACTACCTTCTCCGCGCCGGTGCAATCACTTTGGAAAAAGCTGCGATCAACGGCGGAGGTTCCAACGAGCCTACCGGCATCATCGCAAACAGCGACGTAACCGTAACCTTTGCCGGCAACGCTGCCAGCAACAGCACCAACGCAACCGGCGCAAATCAGGTGTACGCCGACTGGGTGAACTTGTATAAGGCCGCAATGGTGAACAACGGAACCATGAACAGCCTCGCTTACATCACCAGCCCGCAGGTGCATGCCGACGCGATGATCCGCCCTAAGCAGACCAACGGGGTCGAGGGTAACTTCATCGTTACTCAGGCCGGTATTAGCCCGCTCGGGTTCCCGGTGCTGGCATCCAACAACGTACCTAGCACCCTGACCAAATCCACAAGCTCCGACCTGAGCGCGCTTATCTTTGGTGACTTCAGCCAGTTGGCCCTCGGGTCATGGGGTAACCCTATCCTGGTGCGTGACGAATACACCCAGCGCGTTAACGGCCTGCAGCGTTTCCACTTCATCAACTTTGTTGATGCGCTGGTTCTGCAGCCTAAGGCTTTCGCGGTGTGTAAGGACATCGACGCAACGACCCCTGCATAACTGAACGGAGGACAGCCGCAGTGAGTGTGGCTGTCTTCCTTCTGCTATCCCGTAGCGGTCAGCGCTCCAGGTCGTGCAATGCGACAACGGGAACCAATCCTACCAAGGTATGAAGAAAGTAAAATGGGTAATAAACCCGGCAGCGCTGCGCATGTGCTACAGCACCGGCGAAATAGTCGAGCTGCCGGATAGCCTGGCAGATAGCCTGCTGGATAGCGGCGCCGTGGAACTTGTAGCATCCGACGAACCGCAGCCCGAAACGGCTACTGCCAAAACCAAACCTGAAACCGCAACCGCAAAACCACAGCGCAAACGTTAACCATGCACCGCCGCATTGTAAGCCAAATCCACGCAAGCCAGTCTTATATATCTCTCGAGGATGTAAAGGCGCATCTGCGCGTCGTTAATACAGACGAAGACGCTTATATCGCGGCCCTGCTTGACGTTGCATTTGATGCGGTGGAGCAGCACCTGACCTATCCGGTACGGCTGACCCGTGTGCAATACACGGCATACTCATGGACTGGCAGCGTGTTCATACCGGGCCGGTTCCAAGCGCTGGACACGATCAAGTATTACACCGACCCTGCGAACGTGCTGACCACTATGGCCGGCACTGAGTATGCGACGCAGATCCGCGAAACAGGTTTTTATCTGGAATGGATTAACGACACAA